GAGATTGCTAACTTTCACAGAGCCGAAATTCAAAACTCTTTTAAAGGTTCTAAAATGATTATCTTCAAAAATGGCGTTCCGTCTGATGAAGAAATGAAAACCACAAAGCGAAAGTTAGAAAAACAATTTGCTCCGACTGATGCAGCAGGTCAAATGGTTATCGACTTCGTAGATGACCCAATGAGGACACCTGAGGTTATACCATTAGATGCGGGTAACTTTGCAGAGAAATACGAAGCGTTAAATAAGACGATACAAGAAGAAATATTCGTAGGTCATAAGATAGTATCACCAATGTTATTTGGCGTTCGTGTAGAGGGGCAATTAGGCGGTAGAAACGAAATGGTAGATGCGTTCAACTTGTTTCAAAATACCTACGTTACACCTCGCCAAGATATACAAGCGATGGTTTATGATTATTTCGCACCCGTTAAAGGTAAGTTAAAGATTAAACCTATTGAACCTATCATGCCTTCATTTAGTGAAGTTACTTTGATGAGTATTTTAACTAAAGATGAGATGAGGGAAATTATAGGTCGTAAACCATTAGAGAAAGCTAATATTAATAACTCGATTGTTGATGACTTGAACTCTTTAAGTCCTTTGGTAGCAAATAAAGTTTTATCTTCATTGACTGCGGATGAGATTAGAAGTATAGTAAACAAACCGCCCGTAGTTGGTGGAAATGTTATCCCTACCGAAACACCTGCACCCGCTCAATTTAAATCATGTAGACACGAGTTTGCAGATGATGAAATAGACTACCAAGTATTCTCAAAGTATGGTGAACCTATTGAAAATTTCGTAAGTATTAAACATAAGAAGTTTATGTTTAGCAAAGAAGATTTTATCAGTAAATTAGAACAAGGTATTTTAGACATCCTTCGTAAATCACCCGAAACAACTATTGAAAGTTTAGTAGATATTATGAAGGTCGATAAGACTAAAATCGAATCATCAATAGAAACTTTGATAGGTGACGGGTTATTAGATGAGAATTTAAAGCTAACAAATAAAGGTTTAGATTTAAAGATACCAACTTTCGAAGAATTATATATCCGTTATCGCTATGTTATTCGCCCAGATGCACCCGCTTTATTAGCAGGTGGTGAATCTCGTTCATTCTGCAAGGCTATGATTGAGAACCCACGCTATTTTAGTAGGGAAGATATAGACAATATTAGTGAAGAATTAGGGCAAATCTACGGAATACCGAACTATGATGCGTTTAGTCGCAAAGGTGGATGGTATCATGACCCGCAAAAGGATGTTAATTTACCTTATTGTAGGCATATTTGGCAGCAAGAATTAGTTAAAAAAGTAAAATAATGGCAACTAAAGTAATGTTTTTGAGTGAAGCTACGCTAAAAGATAATAGTGTAGTGAATGACAATGTCGATATGAAGGTAATTACACCTACTATCTACGATGTCCAAAACTTTTTTATCTTACCAATCTTGGGGACTTCGCTATATAACGACCTACAAGATAAGGTTAGGAATTCAACTTTGACTAATGATGATAAAACTTTATTAGACGATTACATTATACCCACAATGATTTGGTATACTCGATATGAGTTACCAATGAACATAAACTATAAGTACTTTAATAAAGCAGTAGGGGTTCAAAATGCAGACAACATGAACCCTGCAAGTATCGATGAAATTCAGTATATCCGAAATGAATCAAAAAATAAGGCTGAATGGTACGCACAAAGATTGACTCTTTTTTTAATGGAGAATAATACTACATACCCATTATACTTGAATCAAACCAACGTAGGGATAGACACTATTTTTGCCAAGATGAATAACTATACTTCGGGGATGGTTTTAGAAGATGAGGCTTGTTGCAGAGGTCAGTACAATTTCCAAAATATTCCAATGAGTCCTAAAATGGTTCGTGAAAAATGCACATTTTGCTAAATATGAAAAAAGGAGTACATAAAAAGAACTTAGATAAACTTACTAAATTTTTAAAATCAAATGCAATTTTACACCCTCAATCAGATAATAAACGACCTAACAAAGATTTGCAGCAACCACGCACAAATAAGTCAGTTTGAGTTTGGCGAAACATTTGATATATCAGCAAGTGAACAACAACTTTATCCGCTTGTTTGGGCTAATGTTTTAACCTCTACAATAGGGGAGAAAACTTTATTTGTTAATATGGAAATCCTTGTAATGGATATTCAGAAAGCTGACCAATCAAATGAGCGTGATACGTTAAGTGATACCTTAAGTATTTCTCAAGACATTTACGCAGCGTTAACAAACCCAACTTACATGGATTACTTCTACGTTCAACCAAACATAGTCTTAGAACCTTTAAGAGAAGCGTATCAAGATGTGGTGAACGGATGGAAGATGACTTTAATATTTGAACTTGCTCAAACAAGGGATAGATGCCAAATACCTCAATAAACAAAAACTAATTAAAAATCTATTTTATTAAAAAGATTATGAACGGAATTGATAGAATAAGCGGACAAGGCGGGTTTTATGTAGTAAGTACAACCGCAGCACAAACGGGTAAAAGAATTGCAGCTATTGTAGTGAACGAAGATGCGGTATTTACTGCCTTCGCTATTAATGGAACAAGTGCAATGACAACTAAAGGTCTTACGGGTGTAACAATTAAAGCAGGTTCATATTTACCTGCCGATGCGGGTAATGCAGAAATTACCGCATTTACTTTGGCGAGTGGTTCGGTTATAGCTTATTTAGCATAATATGAGATTACCTGGAATCGGAATAGGAACGGTTTTTAATAAATTTAGGAGCGGTGCGCCTGCTTACGTTGGTTTATTAGATACTTATCCAAACGCAGCAGCAGCATACTCTACAAGACTATTAAGGGCAGCGTATTCAGGAAATGCGATTAGGGTTAGAAGGTCAGGGGATAACTCAGAAACTAATATAGGTTTTGTAAGTGGTAATTTAGACACGGCAAATTTAACCGCTTTTTGTATTGCGGGTGGTGGCACTCAAAATGGTTTTGTAGTTACTTGGTTTGACCAAAGTGGTAATAGTAACGATATTACAAATGCAACCGCAGCGCAACAACCGCAAATAGTTTCAGGCGGTTCAATGTTACTTGTAGGTACTCGACCATATTTAGATTTAACGGGTGAAAATTTATCAAAAACTTTAGGGGCTGCAATATCTCAACCTGCTACTATATTTTTAATTGGAAAGAATAATCCAGGTGGGGCGGTAGTAGGTTCAATCTTTTCAACCTCTACAAGCGCAGCAAATTGTATTGAGATAGGTACAAGAACAGATATTAATAGAACGGTAATATTTAATAATGCGTCTGCAGCCGTTAACGCCTTAAGTATTACACCTGCAAATCAAACCGCTTACTACGCTTTAATTAATGGGGCTTCAAGTGCTATTGATGTAAACGGAACAACGGGAACGGGTACAACAAGCGCAACTATTGATATGATAAGATTAGGCTCTGGTCCTAATTGGGGAAATTGCGTAGGGTATGCTCAAGAGTTAGTAATTTATGCAGCTAATAAATCGACCGATAAAGCGAATATTTTAACAGACCAACGTACTTATTTTGGATTCTAATTATGATAAAACAAGGATATTTATATAGTACAGAGAGCGAGGCTTTAGAAGCTATTGCACTAATAAATCAAGGTGAGGGACTACCTAATAATGGTTTTTTAACTCAAACCTATTGTTCAACATTCCAATGCAATGAGGGATGGTATATTGAACATGATGAAATTACATCTAAGTATCTATCTAATTTAACAAACGTAACAATTAACGACCCAATATTATGAGCAACTTTGTACCACTCGGACCAAAGCGTCCCATTAAAAAACCTTTACCTCAAATTGTTGAGTGTACTAACAACGATTGTGCATTTGTGGATGCTCAAGATGGGTTTCAAGTAGGTAGTGAGATTTTCGTTTGTACCTATGAGGTAACTCCTTTATTTGAATTACTAGAATCGGGTGAATATACATTAGAATCAGGCGATAATTTTATTGTCATTGATGGAGTAATTGATGAAATACTTTAAGATAGTTTTATTTGCGTGTCTATTCTATATCCTATTTTCATTTAAACTTGAAATAGGGACATTCAATGCAAAGTTATTTATGAATGACTTTAGCAAAGAAGGTGTATCAGAATGGTTCGTTTATGAAGTTACGCTAAATTTATTTTTTATATTTATTGCTATGCTTGGGAATTCACACCCAAATAAATTTGTGAAAAATGTTTTTATCGCCATTGGAATTGATGGTGTATTGACAATGTTCAGGTTTATTATTTTTGGCTACTATGAGCCAAGTTATATAGCACCTATTACGAACGCTATCCCATTTTCTTACATCATATATTCTTATTTCATTTATGGCAGAGTGGACTAACGTGTTTTTATTTATAGCAGGTGTGGCAGTATCATTTTTGGGAGCGGTGAGCAAGTATCTTTTTGATAAGGTTCAAAGTCATGAGAGCCGTATTCAATCAGTTGAGCAGGTTCAAGGGACTAAGTTAGACCAATTGGAGAAAAAGATAGATAAGATTGAAGTAGCTATTGAAACTTTAGCTAATAACATTCATAAAAATAACAATCAAGAAGGGCAGTTAACTCACGCAATTACCGCACTACTTAAACACTTAGAACGTAATGAACACCATTAAAGAGTTGATAAGAGAATGGCTACTTACATTTAGCGACAAAAAGAGTTGGCTAAGTAGTAAACGATTAGAGCGATTTGCTTTGTTTGTAGTTGCTTTGGGTGCATCCGCTTATTTCTTATTTAAAGGGATATATAATTGGGAGATAACAAGTACCGATTTAATTATCGTAACTGCTACTTTATTTGGGTATGCAGGTTTTGCAACTATACAAGGTAAAAAAAATGAAAATAACCAAAATTAGTAACAAAGGAATTGACCTAATAAAGTCTTTTGAGGGTTATTATGCAAATGCTTATTTATGTCCTGCTAACGTGCCTACTATTGGATGGGGAACAATTCGATATCCAAACGGACAGAAAGTTAAGATGGGTGATAAATGTACAATTGAGCAAGCTACTACCTACCTAATAAACGATTTAAAAGGTTTTGAGAGTTCGGTTGATGCAATGTGTGTAGATAGTTTAACTCAAAGTCAATTTGATGCACTTGTTTCGTTTACTTACAATTTAGGTGCGGGCAATTTAAAATCAAGCACTCTACTAAAAAAGGTTAATATAAACCCATTAGACCCGACTATTAAAGCCGAGTTTCTAAAGTGGAATAAGGCAGGTGGAAAGGTCTTAGCAGGTTTAACAAGACGGAGAGAAGCAGAAGCTAACTTATATTTTTCCTAATGGATACAGAAATTAACATACCTTACGAAATGCCATTTACCCCTGATGAGCAATATGGATGGGAGTGAAGATTTAGTTTATGAGGACTACGATACTCGTGGCGAGATAATAGTTCAATGCTATAACTCCCTTATGGCAATAGATTTAATCGATACCTATGACCGCAAGATGCAGCAGAAAAAGGATAGGACAAGGCGGAAGGCATTAGAAGTTATCGATTACTACATTTCGGAGATTCACGCTGAAATATTTGATGAAACCTATGAAGATGAATAAACAAAAAATTGTCGAGCAGGTGATATTGGAGAACCCTACAATATCGGCACACAGAACACTTGCAAAAATAGTCTTTAATCAATATCCATTACTTTTTAAGAGTATTGAAAACGCCAGAGATAGCGTAAGATATGCCTTAGATAAGCACGGAGAAAATGTTAGGAAATTTAATAGAAAAAATAAAGCCATATTTTTTGAGAAACTTAATGCAGAAAGGGCAAAGTTTGA